TAAGCGCCCCTCTGATGTTTAAAGCTAAATCGTCCATGGCACTGTACATATCTTTGCCAAACAGTTCCTGCATATTAGTAACACCGTCAGCATTGTTACGAGCAGTTACCCAATCGTCTGCCCACGCTTTAATAGCACTGTTTTTCTGAGCAGCACTACCCATAGACTCTACGTCTATAATCCTGCTCCAGTTTTGACTCCATAGTAAATCTTTATAGAACTCAGCTGACTTAGGAGATATCTCGTTCAGCTGTCGTACCGAAGCTACTACATTGTTTAGGTTCTCTCCGCTAAGATTACGACCTATCTTCTCTATACCTGCTACTAATGATTGAGCGCCTTTAAAGTCTAGAGCTAAACCTAACTCGTCTACAGCTTTAGCAGACTGAGCAGGACTTCCCGTGGCTACTCGTTTAAGCAAGGTCTTGTATTCCGATAAAGCACTCTTTTCAAAGATTTGATTAACAACTGATTTATCAACTTTGCCTACTATAGTGTCTTCTAGTTTGTTTAAGTAGTTTAACTCTGCGCGAGCAGCTTGCTTAGTTTCAACGCTACGCACACCGTCTCTTGCAATACGGTTTTGAAACTTCTTAACAGAAGTGTTTACAAAGTTCATTCCCATATAACTAAGCAGTTGGTCTTTAGTATCTATACCCAGCGCGTTAGCCGTGCTAGTCCAAGACTCACCTTTACCAAAGGCAGACTCTAAAGCGTCTAGGTTATCTTTTAAGCTACGACCAGTACTACCGTTTACAAAGTTAGCAATGTAAGCACTGGGATCGTCCTGCGCCCTTTCAGCTACTTGCTTAAACAATCCTGTCTTACCTTTATAAACATTAGCAAATTTAGAGTATTGTTTATTAACCCTTATTAATTCTTTTCTAAACGCATTGTTCTTAGGAAGGCGATCTCCTATTTCGTCCAGTAGAGAATTAGATACTTGTAAATTTTCTCTGGCAAAGTTAGCATCTGCTCTTTTGTTATATGACTCTCTCCTAATAGCTCTGTCTGCTAAGTACAAGTCGTTCAAAGTAATTTGGCTATCTTTATACGAAGCTGGAATTTCTTGCCCAGTTTCTTTATCTATAATAGGTTCGTCTTTCTTGTTTCTCCTAACCCTTGCTCTTCCCAGACCACCATCTGTTATTTCAATTCTGGAATTAATACGAGGCCCTAGGCTATTTTGATTATTACTGCTCAGAGCTTTGATTACTCGTTCTGCCAACAGTTCAGAACCGTCAGCTATATTGTTTACAGCGTCTGCTACTTGCTGAGCGGTCAGAGGTGTACTGTCTAAATTCTTAAACTGTCCGTAGAACTCATCTCCGTTAAAAGCTTTTTGACCAACTTTATATTGAGCCAACAAAGATTGATTAGCAAACTCTTTAAAACTACTCATGGAAGAAGCAGCTTCGTCTAGATTAGCAAGCTTACTACCTTCAAAGCTGTCCAACTTATTCATAGTATCTTTGGCAAACTTTAGCTCTTCTTCTGTAAGCTGAGTTTTTATCCTTGCCAAAGTTGTAAACTCGTCCTCTCCTCTGCGAGCAGACTCTACTGAGATAGCTCGCATTTTGTTCATAAACTCTATAACTTTTCTAGAATAGTTGTCTCCCTCTACCTTGACTCCTATTCCTTCTATCTTGCTCATAATGTTACCTGCCATAGTACCCTGATCTCCTATCAGAGTCCTAGCACTTATCAGAAGAACATCGTCGTCTACTTCTTTGTCCAAAGCTGCACCGGGTTTTCTGCCCTTGGCAATGTAGTCATCGTATATTAACTGCCTGTTTCTATTATTAGCAGCTATAGCGTCTGTTACACTTGCAGAAGATATATTCTGAGAGCCAGCTGGCATGTCTTTAGAAGCTTGGTTAACTCGTTTTGCAACGCCTCCCATAGCTGCCAAAGGAGCGCCCAGGACCATACTACCTAGTCCGACAAACAAACCCTCTGTACCTGCGTCTTGCAGCTGCTCTCCCAAGCTTTCCTGTTGAGTTCCTTTAAGAGTCTGTAAACCTTCTACTCCCATGCTACCAGCGGCGGCTCCTGCTCCTGCTCTGCCTGAGCTAGCTACAAGTCCTCTGCTTACAAGACCAGACAGAAACCCTCTGGCTATTAAACCACTGCCAGGAAGCATTGGTAAAGCTACTTCAGCTGCTACAGAAGCACCACCTATGACCAGCTCTGGGAAAGGGTCAGCTAACAGATCATAGAAATCTGTGCTAGTACCATCTACTAATACTTTTCTATCGCTTGTAGTCTCTATACCAGCTTTCCTCAGACCATCAGCTGTTACATAAGGCTGGTTGTTAAAATCTGATAAGCCCCAGTTACCTTTACCATACTGGTTATCTAACTCGACTTTTATTTCTTCTGGATTGTTCTGCGCCAAGGCAAGACCAAAGCGCGTATCCCAGTCTTGCACTCCTGACCGTATATCGTACTCTCGCTCTATATCGGGAACAATACCTTGTTCTAAAGCTTTATGAGGCATTTTACGAGCAATATAATTAGTCAGTTCACCGTCCGACATACCCTCTGGTACTACAACCTGAGTGCCGTCAAACAAAGTTATTTTTTCTGGCATTTACCGACCCCCGTTGTAAGGTTCTCTTTTTGAGAAGAGGCCATTACCTTGTGAAATATCGGACCTAGATGGAAAACCAGCAGCCTTTATTAAGTCAGCATTTAATCGCGCATAACCTTGGAACGTATTATTTAATTGTTCAAAAGAGTTAAGCACTTGGTCTTTACTTTTAAATGTAGAAATCTGTAGTACTAATTTGTCTAGCAGTTTAAGTTCTTTCGAACTTGTCTCTCTTCCAAACATGCCACTGCCTATGATTGCAGCTTTTACACGATTAGCAGCGTCTTCAACTCTCTCATCGTCAGTGATTTCTATGTCAGAACCAAAGAACCTAGCTATACCGACTAAAGCTCCTTTTGCATCGCCAGGTGCACCTGAGTAAGCTCCATTTATATACTTTTTTGCCTCAGAAATAGCGTTTAAAGATTGCCCATATGCTTCATTTTGTCTATAAAGTTTAATTATTTCTGAGCTAAACTTAGGACTGGTAGTTTTCTGTTCTTTAATCCTATCTGTCTCAGCTTTAAAAGCAGCTAATCGATTCTTTTGACCCGTTTGAGCAGCTAGAGCGTCTTCTTGATTAATATTATAATTAGCTTCTACTAGACGCCTGATAAGATTCTGACCAACATTGGCCTCTTGGCCCATGCTTCCCTGTTGAAGAGCAGGATTTGCCATAATACGGAATAACCTGTCTGTGTCAATATTGCCCAATAGAGTAGATACCCCTCCCATAAAGCCGTCCAGCATTCCCTTTTCGTTTTGACCTGTTGCCGTCTCTCTTCCAAAGTTTACTCCAGTGGCACTTGCCCCAGCTGGACTGCTTTTGTCTGGACCAGTTGCTAGCTCGTCAAAATCAGACATGTTTGACATCAGTCCTGCTCCCGTACGGGGATCAGTATTTCGCAATGGTTGAGGAACAAACACAGTAGGTACATTTGGATTATTTATTTCTACAACAGTTCGCTGATTAGCATCTGGCTGACCAGTAACCGCAGTATACATGTTATTGACCGTATCTATCAGTCCTCCCGCCCCTGATTCGGCTTCGTTATTATAACCTGCACGAAGCTTTCTACCTAAAGCTTGTATTTTTTCTCTTTGAGTTAATTGAGTTTCAGCCATTGTATATTCCTTAAACTAACGGAGATAGCAAATTAATATTTGGTTTTCTAACTGGCGACAAAAGCCCAAATATTTTACTAGCTAGTTGCAAATAGTTGTTAGAATTTTGAGAATACTTAGGCAATCCAGCGGTATAGGGATTAGCGACAGGGGTAAATGAAGAAGAGCCACGGGTAGGATCAGAAGCTTTTTCAATTTGACTTATTCTTGACTTTTCGTCTTCACCTCCTCCACCGACGCCTTGAAACGCTTTCACCTTTTCAAAGTCAGTATCTCCCATCTTTCTTATCAACCCATCTAAAAACCCTTCTTCTAATGGCATTTCCCCCATATTGGAAAGTTCTGATTCATCCTTGCCAAAATCGGGGTCTTCAGGGTCCATGTCGAGTGTGTCGTCAGCTGGTCCGTCCATGTTATCAGAAAAGATTGAGTCTGAAAATTCCAAGGACTCTCCGTAATCTCCATCTAGTTTTTCAAAATCCTTGATCTTTTTTTCTAAGTCATCAAAATAACTACTAATCATGTCCTAAACTCCTACCACAGAGTAGTCCACTTGTAGATAACCATCCGATCCTCTAGAAACAGCTTCTGGCATAATATGTTGTACTTCGTCAGCTATGACACCATACTCAGGCTGGTTGTTGACAATCTTCTTAGCTTCAGCTGTCCACTTCCAAGTATACAGCTTGATACCATTGTCCAGCTGGCCTACTTGTTTAATGTTGGTTTTAAGACGTTTATCGCTCTTTGGAATGAATTGAGCTGCTGCGCCAGCTACTCCTATAGCTTGTTGGAGCGGACTTGCACCTCCTGAGAAAGCCTGAGACTGAAAGCCAGAACTCTGATTCTGGAACGTAGTAGAAGTACCTAGACCAGCTAAACCGCCTAACAGGTTAGCCAAGTTGATAGTCTGTTCTCGCTGAGCCTCTTGAGGTTGCTGAGTCAACCTAGCTTGATCTGCTAAGCGAGCCGCTTCTTTCTCTTCTACAGACCTTCCTATAGCTTCTTGCAAAGAAGGAGCAGTTATTTGAGTTTGAAGCTGATTCTGGAACAACTCTGGAGCGCGGGTCTCTGCGCCTATCCTACGTTGCTCAGCCCTGCCTAGAGAGTCGGCTAATTGTTTTTGTATAGTCTCGTTTCTAATTTGTTCTTGTCTGCCTTGCAATTCTGCCAAAGCTGTACTACCCATGCCAAACTGGCCAGCTTGAATAGCTTGGGTCTGCGCTAGTTGCTTATCGCGCTCTGTAAGTTGCCTAGCTTGATCAGCTATGACACCTTGTTCAGCTAAGAATATATTATCTTGTTGAGGGTCAGCTATACCTCTCTGGAAGTTTGCTTGAGCAAGCTGACCAATTTGAGGAGCAATCCCGGAAGCTGTTTGCCCTACTCCTTGAAAACCTTGCCTAGACGCTAGAGTCTGAGTAGAGTCTTCTGGTACTAGCGACTGATTAAACAAAACAGGATCAGCTGTAAACTGTTCTTGTACTCTGGGCAACAGCTGTTCAATAAACGGAATTACAGGAGCAAAAGGTTTTACTTCTCCTGAACCGCTAGCTTGTGACTGTTGAGGAAGCTGTACTACAGTTGGAGGAGGACTACTGCCCATTTTATAAAGCCTTTCTTAAAATAATACTTTTAAACTCGTAACCCATTTTACCCATTACCTTTTCCCAACCTTTACGGCCCGTCATTTCAAAAAACTCATATCCTAAATCTCTATAATACTCTTCTACTTCTGGTAACCTGTTTTCAAAATGAAACTCACCGCTGATACACTCTGCTATAATACCTGTAGATTGGGGAAAAGAAGCAAAGCCTATTACAAAACATCCTTTGATATTTTCGTCCTTGTCACAGGAGACCCATAGATCACTTGTTCCCTTTGTAACTCGCTTAACAACATCAGTAGCATTGAAAATATCAGAACATTTGCTGTGTAAGATAGATTTTTCAAAGTAAGGAAAACACTCAGATAACGTCTGAAATAAGGAAGGGCTTCTATAGTTTATAAATCTATAACTTAACCCATGCTGAAGAGGCATTTCGAAAATATATTCCTTCTCCGGCTCCGGGGTTCCAGTTAGTGCCATCAGCATATCTTATATCACCCTGTTGTGGTTTAGTAGGTTCTGTGTTAGAAACATCTAAATGACCATCTCTTACTACTTCTAAAACTGCTGCAATTTCTAAAAACATATTATCTATAAATTTAGGAATGTCTTCTATGTCAGCAGGACAAAGAGAAGGATCAAACCTTAAAAATTCTACAGTCATCGATCAGACACTACTTCTGATTCTATAGAAAATCCAGACATTTCAAATTGATCATCAGAATCGCTTTCTATTTTAACAGCTAGATACCTTCCTCGTTTTCTAACATCTATTTTATAATCTGTACCTATTTCAAACGCTACAGGGTCGCTGTACGACACTCCTTGAAATGGTGTAAACTCAGTCCCTACACTTATATTAACAGTTCCTGTTCCTTCTATTCTAGGATATAATCTGTTAATAGCTTTTACAGCATCTGTCCTGCCTGAGTGTAATCCCACACGTTCTAGTTTAGTTAAAAAAGAAACACCGTTAAAAGTAGTTCCTGAGTCAGCTAAGTATAATTTTGTATCGTTAGTGCCACACATTAACAAAGAATCTACAGTAGGGTTATAAGGGTCTAATGACCAAACTCCTGTAACAGTGCTCCACGTTTTTCCTGACGAAGATGCCCATGTGTTTGCCAATTGTGGATTAACTATTCCTTTAGCTATATAGTTTACATTTGGCAGATCACGTATAGTCCAAGTGTTTTCTTTATAGTTCCAGATTAAAGCTCTATTAGGAAAACCATTAAGAGCGCCTGTCTGAGCGTAGCATATCCATACTTCAGTTTGAATTTGGTTGTGTGCTAAAAATGTTTTATGAAAGTCATTGTTATCTACGTCTTTAAATAACAAAGTTTTTACCTTGTCGTCTATAACGCTTTTTAAAGAATTTCCGTTATGTCTAACTACGTCATTAGTAGTCATCATAACATGCGTACCGTCTCCCAGGTCTACTACAGCGTCTCTGGCAAACAGACCAGTGTCTTTAAATTTCTCTCTAACGTTAAAAGTAAAATTACCTCCTACAAAGTTTAGCGCAAACACACTATCTTCTTTATAAATAATTAATTCGTTGCCCAGCGGCAAAGCGTTTAGAATATGTCCGCTAGTGCCTGACAAGGATGTTTCAGATGATTCAGAAGCTGTGCTAGCAGTGTTCCAAGTGTTTGTACCGTTGCTAGATGCACCAGCTGGTATGGCATCGCTCCACCTGAGTGTAAAAGGCTTAGCAGCACCATTATCTGTTAGATTAAGAGCTACTAAATGGTTCTTAAAAGGAACAATAGCTTTGCATCGAAGAGCGCTAGGCCAGTTTGGCAAGTCTGTAAACACGCTGCCAGCTTGTGTCAGGCTTTGGGGAACGTCTAAATTATTAGTAAGTACTAACACACCTCCTAGATTACCACCGTGCCAGTTTTCTTTAGTATTATTTAGAGTGGTATACGCTCCGCTTGATCGTGTAACAGTAGCGTGTGTAGATACAGTAATTTTAAAGAGACCTGTTAAACCACCGTATATCCAAAGAAGATTACTTCCTTGCCGAAAATCAGAAGCCCAGAAAGGAGCGGCTATAGGAGTACCTAGTACTTGTGTATGTCCTAAGATTTTACCAGCTTTTCCATCTACAAACCTAGCGTTTAATACGTCGCTAAACAACTGCGGAGGCATGTCGTAAGGGGATAAATCCCTGTTTAAAGAAAATCCTGTCTGACCAGCAACTATATTAACCAGTTGTTTAGGCATTATCCTGTGCCTGTTTCAGTTTTTTCTACCCAGACAGTAGGGTTAGATTCTTGCAAAGCTATTATAATAATACCGTTTTCTAGAAGAAGATTGGCTGCGTTTTCTTGAACAAGATTAAAATTTTGAAATACCCAATTAGTAAGAGCCATCAGGCACCTCTACGAACTAATGAACCAGGATCACCTTGTACACTCATAGTCATCACAGTACCTCCGTATCTAGCGGCTTCTTCTGATTCCTGTACGTCGGATAAAGCTTTCTGGAAGATAGTACCAAAACGATTAGTTTGGTCTGAATCATTAAGAAAAATAGCGCCTTCTAAGCAAGCACCAAACAAGTACAAATCTGGAAACTCTTCTAGAATATTATTAGACGTAGCAGTGTCTGATAAAGCATTAAGTTTTGCAAAGTAATTTATATTAATAGTATACTCACCGTCAGGAGTAGGAGATAGTTTTATAGTTTTACCTAAGTTAGTATAAGCCCTAGGAAATCCAGAAGCGTTGTGTCCGTATTCTCTAGAAACAGATTCTGGAGATAGGTATGACAGTACATAGCTGGAAGACCCGTCGACTCTAGTAATATTACGAAGCTCAATTAAATCAATAGGGACATCGTAGAACGGAATATTGGCTGTAGTAGTGGTTTCCGCACGATTCATATTAGCGCGTGAGCGCAGGTCTCTGTTTAACCTATTTTCTGTCAAGGTTATAAAATCAGGAATAACCGCTGTAAGATCATCCCTGTTAAGATAATTAGCTACGCTGGCTTTAAGCTCTGCAAAAGTAGAAAGACTCATCAGATGGTACTTTCATTAGTCCTAAGAAATCTGTTTTCTGGATCATTAAGAAGCCTCTTTATACTAGGCCAGTGATCTTTGTTCATGATATCAATGCCTAGCTCTTGCTTCCACTTTTCAATAACTATCAAAGGAATGCTGGCAACTTTCCGCATACCCAATTCATTTGTTTCAGCACCGCCATGGATATAATCTCTATTGTATTCTTTTTTGTTTAGTTCCAGAAGAGGATTAATATCTTGTACTGAGTGGTGTACAATCTTATCCTCCACATGGTCGTAGGTGGTGTTTCGCTTAATAGGGGAATCAGTCATCTTTTTACTTTCTTAGTGGGGAGAGCTATTAAGCCCTCCCCGTGTTAAGAACAGTTTAGCTTAGGTCGTAAACAGCACCCAGGGCTTTCTCGTTGTCTACCTGCAAGGTAAACTCAGTAATAATAGCCCGCTGCTCGCCGTCTGACGTGGAAGCAACTTCCCGCTGGAAGAAGGGACGCAAGTAAGCGACCTTGTAGTAATCAGGATCAAGAAGCCACACATCCCTAGCGCGTTGGAAGCGGTTAGGAACAACAGCCATTTCACCAAAGTCACTGACATACACATCCATGCCACCAATGATGCGTTGATCAGCTGTGTCAGTAAAGTTACTAACACCACTGCCTCCACCTACGCCTACAAAGCTAGAGAACGTTTGCTTTTGAGCAGGTGACATCATAAGGTACTTAATATCAGCACCCGCATTATAGCTACTAAGAATAACAGCTTTTAGAAGCGTTTCGGAAAAAGCGCGCACATTGCCCGCTCCCGCATCGACACGAGCAGCACCGTTACCAGCACCTGATCCACCAGTACCCGCACTGACGTTGGAAGATACCCACGTAGTAAGAGAACCAAGTTTACGAACCGTAGTATCGGCAGCCATAGCGGTTTTAGCGGTATTCGCGCCTACCATAGCTGTTTCCATGTCTCGCTTTAGCTCTTTAGAGCGCTTTGACATTTGATACGCTAGTTCTTCTTTACGCCCTGCTTTAGAAACAGCGTCAAGAGTACCCGATACCAGGGTAGTCTTCAAACTGATTTGGCAGATGTTACCAATGCGCGTAGTAGCAGATGGCTCAGCAGCGGTAAGCGTCGAACCTTCTTCGTTAAAGTTAGTGGCGCTAGCGGCTGCAAGAGCATCCGTCTGCCATTCGTGATTGACAGCAATAGCGTCTCCTCGTCCACCCATGGACATGAAAGGCGTGTCCGTTGGGCTAATATCGTAGATTACATTCTCAAGGTCTTCCCGAAGACCCTTAGCGGAGAATGTAACATATACTCCGGCTGGTTGTGCCATAGTTTGTAACTCCTAAAAGATTAAGTGATTAAATCCAGAAAAACATTAGCGGCATCGCGTGGATGACCTGTTTTCAGCAATCTATCTCGTTTAATTTGGGTTGATTTTTTAGACCGTTGGCCTTTAGTTTGAGTAGTTCCCGCTTTAACGAGTTTAGGAGCAGTTTTAACTTTCTTAATACCTTTCGAAGCTTGGTCTTGTAGCATTGCTTTATGCAAAACTAGGACCACTCTGTGATCGGTAATGCTATTAATTTCTTGCTCTGGAAAGCCTAAGCTTAAAGCGTATCCTCTAACACTGTCTCGTAGGTTAGAATCTGGATTGGCATATTCTGGTAAAGCCTTTGAAAGCATCTCTGCTTCTACTTGTACTTTATCTTGTAACGCCTGTGTCATTTCTGATTGAGTCTGTTGCTGTACTCTTGCACGCTCGTTACTCAACTGGGAAATGTTGTCTTTAGCTTCCTGATACTCTAAACGCTTTTCCATGTATTCCATGGGGTCAGAATCTTTGAGTTCTTTCCAGTCTACTTTTTCAAAACGCTGTAACTCTAGGTTTTGATTAGAAGACATATGTTCTAGAACCTGCGCGTATTGTTGACGCTCGTTCTGAACAGATTGCAAATTAGCTTCGTAAGCTTTCCTCTGCTCTGCTAGAGATTGTGATTTACGGGTATAATCGGATTGCCGCTGGTAGCCGTCTCGTAGCTCGTCTAGCGTGACCTCGTACTCTGCACCGTCTACTTTAACGGTGTAAGCGTTCTTGGTTGCTGTCTGAGGTTCCTCGTCGTCTACTTCGTATTCTGCATCGTCGTACTCTTCAGTAGCCTCTACCTCTTCTGTTTCTTCCTCGTTATAGGAAGCATCTTCCGAGACTTCAAACTCTTCTGAGTCAGTAGATACAGGTTCTTCGATTGTTTGTTCCGGATTAGTGGTCTCCTCACTTCCAAACATGACATCGAACATATTAAGCTGTGGCTCTGTGACTTCCCCTTGGGGATTGGTCTGTGCCTCACTCATAGTATATTACCTTTCGTTATTGGTAAGTTGCTACGCCAGTGTTATCTGATGTATTGTTTTCTATTTTATCGTTATGGATAAAAGCCTGTAGGTCTTCCTCTATGGAACGCAAGGCATTAAGTTTCATCCAACATAATTCTCTTTCTTCTACTGTGTCTGCTATCTGCCACTTAGTTACTAAGTCTTTATTCAACCCTTCTATCATTTCTTTAAATACAGGATTTTGTAAAATAACAGCAGCTTGACTTGCTTTTTCTCTAGAAGCTAGCACTGACACACTTGGCATCCGCAGTCCATTTTATGTCTATTTCCTAGTTTCTTTTTCTTAGGTTTCTTAGGCTTTTGATTATAAGGTTCATCATAAGGCATTTAAATCACCATTTTTTACAGGACCAATAACGAGCGGTCATTTTACTAGGGGGGCTAGTATCACAACGATGCCTAGCTCTAAAACTTTTACGACGTTTCGGTTGTTCTTTTTTAATAGTCATGTTAGGATCACCAAACCTAACAAGTTTAATGTTACTTCCTTGTTTAGCTAAGACAGCAAACTTTTTGTTCTTACCCGGTGTCCTTTTCGGTTTGTTATAGCCAGAGAATTTTTCACCTCTGTAATCTATAGCCATTCTATGTTTTTATAATATAATTAAGGGGTTTCAATTTTAACTGT